GCTAACACGTCGTTCCATACTCGATTTGCGTATGCAGCGATTGGCGTGTTGGCACTTTTCTTTCCTGGTTACGTTGCAGTTGCTTTTTTGAAGGCCACAAGTAACGCGGTTCAGCGGCTTTCGTTTGAAGAGCGTTGTGCTTTGGCCAATGTGCTTCAGCTGGATTGATGAGGCACTGGTGGCGGATTGTCGCCAAGGCATTAGGGGAGAAGGCACACCAGCACAATCGGATTGCTGATCAGGTTGCACTGGTGCGGTTTTGTATCCTGCTGGCTTATATGACTACAAACATTTTTATTTGCACAGGAGTTATTCGGCACTGGAATGGCTGAACATTGCACACACACTTTCAGGAAAATTCTCTCAACACACAGATGGCACGCGAAGAATCTGGTTACTTATTGGCTGCGGTGTAAAAGCTGTGGACATAAGTGGAAGGTGTACTACGACTGCTCCAAGCAGCGGGAGATTCAGCTGAAGCGGGAGCACATGCCTCCTACTCGGCGACGCCTTACCGACTTAGAGGTGCGACTGGTGCTTTTGGATCCAAGGTCTACAGCAGCGGTAGCTAAGGATCTTGGGGTCAGCCACCAGTCCGTTGGGTACATACGCAGGGGTGTTTGCAGGGCGGATATGTGGCCTGATCTTCCACGGCAAACGTCCACACATGTTGTGCGTAAACCTACTGCGCGTGTTGTGCGTAAATCCAATGCGCATGGCTGCAAATCTTGTGCCTTTTGGGACAAAGGGACCTGTTCTTTTGGTTTTCCCGAGGCCGGTATGGCTGGTTTCGCGGAGGAGTGCAACTACTACTACACAGAAAGTAACTGATGGCAATCACAATCAACAGCAGAGCGTGCCAGGGCTGTGGGGCGCAGACCACCAATCCGGTGCTGTGCATGAAGTGTTACCGCACCAGTCCGGCGGGGCGGCAGGAGGAGCGGATGGAGCGGCTGCGCATGAGCTACAAGCCGCAGAGTGATGGCGGTCCGTGCCAGCACTGCATTCATTGGAAGCGGAAATGCCTGATGGGGTTTCCCGAGGGTGGGACACTTGCGGCGGCGGTGCTGTGCTCGCTGCGGGAGGTTGACAGCCTGCTAGAGTAGTAGGGTACACGCCCTACCAGGCATGGAAATTCTTCAAGGCATCGAGCATCTGCACACGCTTGATGAGGCTTCATTTATTGCGTTTGACGTTGAGACCACTGGGCTTCAGCCGAAGTTCGGTGGTCTGC